GGTTGGAGGTGTCGACGAACAGCGGAGCCCAGAGCTCCTGGGCCTTCCGCAATTCGTCCCACCTGAGGGTGCACTCAGGGAGAGACTTCTTGAGAGGTTCGGCACTACGCCAGGCCTCCAGAAGTTTCCCACGAACTCGTGCAATCGCCCGCCCTACCATAGGTAGAGACGGCCAACGGTTGCCGACCGGGTCAGGCCCGAGGAGGAGCTCATACTGCGAGCATTGCTCGATGATGAGGTTCTCCCGGACCATCTCCGGATCGCCCAGGAAGAGCATATCGCTCTTCTTCGGACGACAAGTCGAGTTCGCGAGGACCTCGCCGTATTGGTCCAACCACCCGGAAATATCCGAGGTGGCGAGAGACTTCCAATGGAGAGGTCTCGCGTCGGACCAAGCCCTCTCGAACGGAGACGGGTCTGCATGCAGACCAGCTCCGTACAAGAGTGAGGCGAGGGCCTTCCTGTGTGCGCGCGGGGCGTCAAGCAAAGAGGGGTCCGGCCCAATCAGGCCGGCCCCCCCAAACTTGCGTGGGAGGAAGGGAGGGATTCCCGCCCGTCGGAACTGCGCTGGCAGCGCAGGTCGGATAGAGCGGGCAACGGATTCCACCTTGCGGGGATCGAACGTCTCAGCATAAGCTGATTCGGCCGTCCCCGCGCGGTACCACTCGGGGGCCTCCTCGGAGGACCTTCCAAATGGTTCGCCGCCATCCACCAGGCCCCTCAGGGGCATGGCGTCGATGGCGAAGGCGAAATCGTGTACCTTAGGGAGCTTCCGGAAAACCGGAACCCTCTGAGGCCTCTTCCCTTTCTTCCCGAAGGAAGCCACGGAATAGTGCGACAACACACTCCGGGACTTCCTTCCCCGTGTTTCCCACAAAACCTCCAGGAAAACTCCCCGGTCGGGTGAGACGAAGTGCTTCCCCTTGGAGAACTCGGCACCACTGGCAGTCAAACGCTGCTCGTAAGCCGATATCGCTTCAAGGGGGGCAATTCCGATCAAGTCGTCCCCGCATATGCGGGACCTGCAACTTGGCCGGAAGTCAAGGGAAGCCCGGGACATGGCCGGGGTGCAGACCGCCTCAGCGGCGGCCCAGCACCAACCATGGTAGAGGTTGAGGATCGACCAAGTGGTCGGCAGCCCCATGAGGCAGCCGCGACTGGTTACTCCCTCGCCTCTACTCCCGGGCCAGGAGAGGTGTTGGGGACCCGTCGAAAGACGGAGTCCCTGGATTTCGGCAGGCATCAAGCGGCCGGACCTTTCAAGTCCGTCTACGATTGCCCGCGCGACATCCAAGGGAATGAGATCAGAGGCGGCCCTAAGGTCGCTACTGATCACACTCCCAGAACACCCTTCCAGCTCCTTGACAACGTCCC